GCAACGGAGGCGCTTAACAGGACGCTTTTAATAGGTGAGGATAGTTACGGTTCGCGCGTGCAGTATAGAACCGCCACCGTGACGAATCGAACAGGCACAACGTACAACGTGAGGCCGATTGATTACATGATCATGAACACATGGACAGGCGGCAACGGTGCAAGCATTATTTATTTGCCGCTGGTTGCAGATAACGAGGGGCGCAGCATTCAATTCCATAGCGACAACACAATATCAGCAAATCAATACGTAAGCCTGCGACCCAACACGGGCGATACTGGTGTAACTATCGACGGCGCAACGTCCTACGATTTCAATCGTGCTTATGATGGCATTACTATCTTGTGCCACAATTCGAACTGGTATATAATACAGAAAAAAGAGAAGTGATGGAATGGGAATTTGTGGCAATGGTTGCGCCGGTGGTGGCGGGTTTGGTAGGTGTTTGGGTGAACCTCAACAGCACGGTGGCACGTCTCAAAAGCCGCGTGATCCAGCTAGAGATTGACAGCAACGAAATTAAAAGCGACATGAAAGAACTGCTGGCATCCGTCCACAAAATCGAGTTAATGCTTGCAAAACTCCAAAAATGATTTGGATTATATTAGCGACGGTATTGGTAAACGCAACGTATAAGGCGCGCGAGTATGGCCGTGCTGATGTTGCTGATATAATTATTTTCGTCGCAGCCTGTTCGATGATATGGAACTGAGATATTTCAGATACGAGGAATTTGATTGCAAGTGCAAGAAATGCCGCACCAATTCGGAGGGCCTCGGTATCGACGTAATGGACGAGGATTTTTTGAGAATGCTAGACGATGCCCGCCACAAAGCGGGCGTTGCTTTTCATATTAGCAGCGGCGTGCGATGCACGGCACACAACCGGGCAAGCGGAGGAAAAAAGGACAGCGCCCACCTTGACGGCTTGGCGGCTGACATAGTTTGCACAGACAGCAGAACACGCGGGTATATACTGGGCGCGTTATACGAGGCGGGATTTAATCGCATTGGCATTCATAAGGAATTTTTACACGTTGATGACCATCCGGCAAAATCTGCCGACTTAGTGTGGCTCTATGATTAACACAATACGCCCACGGGTAACAGCCCAACAAAAGAAAGCGCTGGACTTCCTACGCAACAAAGAGCGGCGTATTTTGGTTATAGGTGACCTGCATTGCCCGTTTGAGAAGGAAGGATATTTTGAGTTTTGCCTTGAGACCTACGATAAGTACGCGTGCAATCAGGTTGTTTTCATCGGTGACCTCATCGACTCGCACGCCACCAGCAGGCACGAAACAGACCCAGACGGGGAAAGCGCAAGGACGGAGTTAGAGCGTGCAATTGAAGACCTGCAAAAATGGCGCATAGCTTTTCCGGTGGCCGATTGCATTATAGGAAACCATGACCGGGTTGTAATGCGCAGGGCATTCAGTTCATCCATTCCAAGCGTTTGGATTAAGTCGTTCAATGAAGTTTTAGGCACGTCATGGAACTGGACAGAGCGCGTAGAGTACGACGGCGTGCAGTATGTCCACGGCGAAGGCGGAACAGCCCGCACAAAGGCAAAGAACGACCTACAAAGCACGGTGCAGGGGCATATACATACACAGGCCTATGTTGAATGGATGGTTGGCAATCGTACCAAGTTATTCGGTATGCAAGTAGGTTGCGGCCTCGACCGTGAAACGTACGCCGCTGCATATGCTAAGCACTACAAAAAGCAGGCGATAGGATGCGGCGTGGTAATCGGTGGGCATACTGCGATCAATTGTTTGATGCCGCTTTAATACCTTGCACTAAATTTTTATATCATGGGAGAATTGATACAGACATATTGGGCCGAGATACTTTTGGCTATCATGGCATTCGTGAAGGTTATTGTGAACCTTACGCCAACGGAAGCAGATAACAAGGTATTCGGATGGCTTGACACGCTAATAACCGCAATCGTTAGCGACCGGCGCAAGGAACGCAGAGAAGCGCGAAAAAATGACTAACTTAGCCGCTAGGGTTGTTTCCTAGTTTGTTTCATAGAGTTGATTTAAAGAGCCTCCAAACGTGGGGGCTTTTTTTGTGCCCAAATGTTAAAATTGAAAATATTTTACGAAAAAGCTTGCGTAACGAAATAACTTGCGTATCTTTGGGGCATGGAAACACTTACCTCCCTCCAGCGCCAAGCGCGCATAGCTCTTGACGATTGCAAAGCGCAAGCACAGATTTGCTCTGATTTGCGCAAAGACTTGAACGCATATCCTTATTTGGCTTCTGTTCTAGAAAAAGCGGAAAAGCACTTAGACTTGCTTATAGCTCGACACAGCGAAGCAGGTTTAAAGGCTTGGAGAGCAGGCACAGCAATTTGAATTCAATGCCCTGCCTTCGGGCGGGGCTTTATCTCTTTACCATGAACAACGAACAAGAAAACACCACCATGAAGCACGGGTTACTTTCAACAATTAGCCGAATGAGTACATTGGACATAAAAGCCAAATTGACAACAATGGATAAGCAGCCGAATGGCACTTGGAAGCATGAGGATGTAGTATTAGAAACGTACCTAGTAAATGAGCTTTTTAACAGGTGGGAACATGAATGGGTTGAGATGTATAACGGCGAAACGGAATAAAAAAATGTGGCGCGAAGGATACGACTACCCAGCAGACGACGAAGACGAAGGCCGTGACTACTACGAAGAGGCCGACGAACAACACGACAAACACCAAGACGAAAAACTATGAAAAAGCCAATTTGCGTGCGCTCAAGCGTACAAGTAACAGGAAAGCAGACTTTCAACCAGTGGCAGCGAAACTTATCCGATGACCGCGAATTCCTGCGCCTAATTGATCAAATGAAAATGCACCTAAAGCAAAACCGTGAGAAATGACAAAGAAAGAAATGCAGCAATTGCAAAAAACGATTGATGAAATGAAAGCGGAAATGCGTGTCTTAAAAGCGATAAGAAAAAACATGCTTACAGAAATAAGCAACATCGGCAAGGCATACGACAAAATAAAAAACATGTTATGAATATCGAAACAATACAAGTCAGTTCCTGCCGTGGCGCATTTGATCGCGAAACGCGAATGGTTTACCTCATTGAATGGCTGGAACACGTCCGGCCGGATGTGATGATCAACGACTACAACAAGAAACAACTGCCGGCGATTATGCCGCATGGTGTATTTTACAATCGCAGACAGGACACGATCCAAAAGCATAGCGGTTTAGTTCAGATCGACATTGACGGCAAGCACCAAAGCGCTGGATTTAATCCGGAGAACGTGGTGCGCGATATGGAAGCCGCGCCGTATGTGGTGGCTGGTGGTATTAGCTGCATGGGCGAAGGCGTTTATATGCTGATCGCAGTTGACGGCATAAACGAAACCAATCACCGAGAGAAAGCCAGCCGCGTCATGGATCTAATCGAGGAACAATTTAACGTGGTGGTAGATGTGCCCGTCACAAACAACCTGAGTAGCTTGCGGTTCGCATCCGGATACGCGCCGTACATTAATTACGACGTCACACCTTTAACCTTTGAGCAATGAATAACACCGACGAATTGAGGGCGCTATCTGCAAAATACGATATGCACCCGGATCACTTCCATAAAGACCCGCGCGGCTTTGTCATTATGACGCGCCGAGGCGTTGAACACTTACAAGCCAAAATAAAGGCCGAGGTTCGCTTTTCTACCGTTCCCGAATGGTCAGATACCAAGGAAGGGAAATACTGCGTTAAAGCCTACGCAAAATGCGAAATAGGCAAGGTTGAGACGTTTGGCGAGGCGAGCAAGTCAAACAACCGCAATGCGTACCCGATTGCAATGGCTGAAAAAAGGGCTTTATCGCGTGCCATTTTGAAGCTCGCAGGTTTTTACACTGCTGGCGTTTACGGCGAGGACGAAATAGATGAATAGCCTTGACGAGTTTTTTGATAGCGTAGAGGCCGACCAAGCCGCACACGTGGAAGACGTCAAAGACTACGCTTTACACCTTCTCAGCACGTCCACAATGAAAGACGACGATGACGGCCTAGAAGACGAAATAATAGACACCAACCCAACGCCGAACCGCTGGCGTGAGATATTCGAGCGGCTCAAATTAAATCAGTTGCGTGCAATCGATTTGCCCAACTGCTCACAAACAGAATTCACTAAATCTTATAAAAAACATGGAATTAATAATTGAGGGAGTTATTAAGCGCGTTTGCAAACCGATGGAATTCGAAAGCGGCTTCAGGAAGTGCGAAGTACACGTAGAAATCCAAGACGGTAAATACCCGCAAACGTTAGCGCTGGAGTTTCTGAAAGACGACGTAGATGAAGCCGTTGCATTGCCTGAAGGAAAGACGATCAAAGCCCGGTGCAACGTACGCGGCAGCGAATGGCAGAAGGACGACACGCAGCCAATGCGCGTATTTATGTCCCTAGTGCCTTGGAAGTACGAGGTAGTAGAAGGCGATCCAGCACCAACCCAGCAACCTGCACCCGATGGCCAAAATTTCCCATTTTGAGCGGCTTTATTACTGCGTCAAAGTTCCTGCATACAACAGTAGCGTGAAATTCGAAAACTATGGCAGCGCTATCAAATACATTGACGACCTCGAAAGCAAGGGGATCCGCTACGAAATCAAAACCGAATACCATGAATCTCAGAGAGTTTATAAAGCGACACTATACAACCATTGAGCGCTGCGCCGTGGAACTGGACGTAAGCCGGCGAACGATTGAAAATTATTGCTTTCGTAACCCGTCCGGCATATTGAAGCACAGCGGTCAGATTATACAGTTGGATGATGTCGAGCCTTTGCAGCTATTCGACGCCGTGGCCAATACAATTGAACAAATAAACGAGAACCGAAACCCAAACAAACAAACTAATGTTTAACCTTCAAACACGTTCTGAGGAGAACACAAAAACCCAAAGCACCGTCGTAATGCTGAGTAGCGATTACGGAATGTTTAAACACATTTCTGGCAACCGCGAATTAAGTGAAAGCAACATACAGGCAATAATGAATCAATTGCGCGAACGCGGCCAGCAACAACCCATTATAATTAATGAACGCAATGAAGTAATTGACGGACAACACCGGTTGGAAGCGTGCAAGCGGTTGAAAATGCCGATTCAGTACATTAAGCGACGTGGGGCAAATCTTGAAGATGTTATTAGCACCAACATTGTTGGCAAAAAATGGGCGGTAAATGACTACATAAACCGGTTTGTGGCAGAAGGTAACGAAGATTACATACAACTGCAAAAGTTTATAGAACACTGCAGTCTTTCAGGCTTTGCGCCAAGCGTTGCCATTCGGATTGCTGAGGGCGTCTTCTCAAACAAAACTTATTACATGTGCGACGATGGGGTAGTAAGAAGATCCGGAGGAAATTTTTCAAGAGAGAAGAAATATAAAAAGCTGTATTCAGTTGGCGATGCGGTCAAACTGGGAAAATTTAAAATGAAAGATCCTGAAAGAGCACGCGAACGATTACGTGTAATTTGCATGTTTCAAGAATTTAGTTTCTACACGAAAATGAGTTTCGTTTCGGCCATAATGCAATGCATGCGCATTGACGGCATAGATTTTGAGAGGTTGTTAGAGAGCGCGCGTAAATACCCGCGTAAATGGCATAACGAAGCAAGCTTAGAAAACTTTGTGCAAATGTTTGAGGATGTGTACAACTGGCGCCGTAAGAACAAGCTGCCTATTGTGAACAATCCACAGCGACGTTTATGAAGCGTACAGGCATCTGGATACCGCTAGAGATTTGGGAGCTGGACCTTGCGCCGATGGATCGCGTCCTGTTGGCTGAGGTCGCCAGCTTCGCGGAAAATGGCAAAGCGTGCTTTATGACCAACGCCAAACTAGCCGAGGCGCTCGGCATTAGCGAAGACCGTACCCGAAAGATAATTTACCGCCTGATCCAAAGCGGCCACCTCAATAGGGGGGTGGTCGCAAACGGACAGGGTGGGTACAAACGGACTTTAGGGTGGGCGCAAACGGACAGGGGGGTGGGTGCTAACGGACAGGGGGGTGGGCGCAAACGGACACGTACTAATCAACTTACAAAACAAATTACTAAAACACTACTAAACAAGGGGGAAAAATTTTCGATAGTACTTCCATGGCAGACAGAAGCCTTTACAGCCGCATGGTCCGAGTGGCTGGAGTACAAAAAAACAGATCACCGATTCACCTACAAATCGCCCAAAAGTGAACAAAGGGCACTAATTCAACTCCAAAATGAATACACCAACCAAACCGACGCAATCGAAGCGATCCACAGAAGTATCGCAAACGGATACAAAGGCCTTGTTTTTAAACAGCGCTCAGGCGGCAGAACTAACGCCAGCAGAGCGGCAAACCTTAAAACAGACGTCAACCGCGAACAGCTTGCAGAATTTGCAAGAACTGGACGTATCGCGCCTAACAGTGGCGGCGTGCTTTGAGGGCACAAACGTAAAAACCGCCCTAATAGTTAACGAAAGCGCTACACGGGCGGCGCTGGTCGGTATGATCAGCCGATGCGTGGACTTCATAGACGCAAACAAGACACTGAACGAGCCGGCGCATATAGCGCTTACCGTCAACGAGCTTGTACAGCAGTTTCCAGCCTTTACTTTGGAAGATTGGCGGCTTTGCTTGTACATGATGGCAAAAGAAAGCTTTGGACCGTACTACGAGCGGCTAAAATTGGCGCAGTTCGTTGATTGTTTCACCAAATACGACCAATTGAAGCAGCCAGTGATTCAGACGATCCGCGAGAACGAACGCAAAGACGCGGAGCGGATGCAGGCCGAGGCAATGAGGCATTTACGGCCCGAATACGCCACCGAAATTAACCCGGTGGCATCAAGGGTTCACCCAGCCGATTGGATGGCAGGAGAGAACCGCCTAACGTACACAGAGCGGCAGGAGATGGAGAACCGACAGAAGCAAAGCAACAAATGACGCACGGCAGTCTATTTTCAGGCATAGGCGGCTTTGATTTAGCCGCTGAATGGACAGGATGGGAAAACCTGTTCAATTGCGAGTGGGAAGAATTTCCGCGAAAAGTGCTAAAACATCACTTCCCAAATGCAAAACAATATGAAGACATCAAAGACTTTGACGCAACTGACTATAATGGACGAATTGACATCCTTAGCGGAGGATTCCCCTGCCAACCGTTTAGCGTCGCAGGAAAACGAAAAGGCTCAGAGGATGAACGCCACCTGTGGCCGGAGATGCTTAGAGTTATCGGAGAGTGTGAACCGCGTTGGGTCGTGGGCGAGAACGTTCGCGGGCTTGTTAGTTGGTCGGACGGATTGGTACTCGAAACGTGTTACTCTGACTTGGAGAATCTTGGGTACTCCGTCCAATCGTTTATTATTCCAGCTTGTGCCGCAGGCAATGCGCCCCACCGAAGGGACAGAGTTTGGATTATTGCCAACCGTGAACGCATTCGATTGGAACACACCGAGAAGTCCGGAAGCGTGGAAGAACGCGAAAGAAAAACACGGCTCAACGTTGCAGAATCCATTGAAACAAATGGCGAGCGTGGGAATGCTCCCGACACCGACAACAAGGGATTACAAAGGAGCAAGGAGCGAAGAGGCTCTGGAGGCAGCAGGGAGAAACGAAACAAACAGTTTACCGGACGCATTCGCACAGAGTGGGAAGAGTTCCCAACTTTCCCCCCTGTTTGTGGAGGAAATGATGGGCTTCCCAAAGAACTGGACGGCATTACCTTTTCAAAGTGGCGAAGGGAATCAATCAAAGCATACGGAAACGCTATAGTGCCGCAAGTGGCTTACAGGATATTTCAATGCATAAACGATTACGAAAATGACACCAATTGAACGCTTTTGGCTCGACCTGATGGACGCACGCAGGTACGCAATTACAGAAGTATACGGCGCGGAATGCGCAAGCCGGTACAAACCGCATCCGATAGAACGCGAATACTTCATAAACAACAAAGGCACGTTTTCAGAACATCCCAGTGTAACCGAACACACCAAAGCCTTTTGGGTGATGTGCGAAACGCATTATACAACCCAGCGCGAGGCGTACCGCAGGAAGCTACGGGCGAACTGGCACAGGGTGCAGCAATCCACCGAATACAAGAACCGCAAGAGAGAGCGTGAACTGCTAAAGGACTACATTAGCGACGCAATCAACGGCAATGGCAAAGAAGCAGACGCACGCACAGCTAAAGAAGAAGGTCGATGAGTGGTTTAGCAAGCACATCCGATGGAAAGCGGCAGATATACGCGGAAATTGTACGTGTTACACCTGCAACGCAAAGCATCACGCATCTAAGATACACGCTGGGCATTTTCTCAGCAGAAGGCACATGGCTACTAGGTGGGAAGAATCTAACGTTAAGCCGCAATGCTATGCCTGCAATATTCACCGACAAGGAGAACAATGGATTTTTGGCTGCCGTATTGAAAGCGAAAACGCCGGAACAACTGCGCAGCTTATGCGACAAGCGGACCAAGGTAGAAAGTTCACGGTATCAGAGTTACAACACCTATACGAGTATCACAGAGCCGAGGCGCTTAGGTACGCAGAGACTAAAGCGGTCAAGCCTAAACCGAAAGCAAAGGCAAAGGTATGACCAGCTGAGAGCCGAGCGCAATGAGTTGCTTGATGTGCGCATGGTGAGCAATATTAAAGAGCTTGGATACGGTTGCAGGTGGGAGCTGTTTAAGCGGATCAGCCGCGAGATGTATGAACTCACAGGCCACTACGGTTACTTTTATATCTAATGCCTACCATACCACGCAAGCAAACGCCCGATCCGAGGCGCAAAGGAAGGAAGCGCGACACGCCACAGGATCGCAGGTACTGGACAAACGCGTGGCGTAAGAGCCGGCTGGCCTTTCTTAAGAACAACCCTGAATGCACTGGATGCGGCGGGCCTGCCAACGTGGTGGATCACGTCGTACCGGTGCGGCAGGGCGCTGAGTTCTTCGATGTAAGCAACTGGCAGAGCCTATGCACACCTTGCCACGCAAGCAAATCAGGGCGCGAGGCCCACGGGGGGTAGCCCCCTGCAAAAACCTGAGCATTTT